AGTTTTCATCGTCTTCTATCTCAAAATCTACTATACCATCACCTACATTTTCAAAAATTTCTGACCAATACTCTTTTTGTACTCCCTTATAATCTTCTATGGCTTTTTTATCATCTTCAATAAATCCATGTGTAGTGGCTAATATCCTACAATCAGCGTATCCTAACCCATTCATATGGTTTTTATGTATACCAACCTTAGTTCTAATGGCGAAATTAACTTTTCTACCTTTATTGGTGGCAGATAGTTTTGATATTCCAGCATTTTTTTGATTCCCAAATAGGAATACTAAGGCACAGGATAAATAAATTGATTGACCACCTTTGGGTTGTATTTTTGGTTGACCAAATGAATTATCTGGTAACTCTACCCAAGGTTGGTTTACGAAAATCATAGTGTTCGTATATGGGGAGGATTCTTTTCTTGAAGAAGTAATCCTCTGAGCCATACCCATTCCCCATTTTTCTGAAATAGTTCTAGCAGTATGTTGGTTTCCACCTTTTCCATCGAAACTCATTTTACAAGGTATAGTACCTATAGAGTCCCAACAAAATAATATATCGTGTGGTATCTCACCTTCTTTTTGCCCGTCTAGAACTTCTGTTACATATTCAAAGGCTTGTTCAATATAATCAAACCCTAATTTATATAACAAAAATCCATCCCAATAACCAGTAACTTCACCAGTTGTTTCATCTATTTCCTCCACATAATCAGTTTTTAAACCCATTTGTTTAGCGTGTTCAAAACTAAATTTTTGTTCAGTAATAATGAATATCGGTAAGATACCTTTTTTCTGTGCATCGACTGCGGCTTGTATAAGTGCAGTTGTCTTTCCTGTATCTGAATGCCCTAACATCATATTAATTTGACCCATAGCTGGTCCAGGAATACCTGTTGCTTTTTGGAAAGCCTCCCCCAAGTCAAAATATTTCTGTTCTTTATATTTTTCCTTGGATGAAAACTTTTTTCTGATGTTAGAAAAATCAGTCTTTTTCTTCTTAATTGGTTTCTTTGCCATATTAATTCACTTTTTTAAAATGGTAGTTCATCATCATTAGTTTCAAGTGTGGTTGTATCAACCCCATCACCATCATTTTCTAATGTATTTGTAACCACATCATTTTTAAGTAAATTAATTTCATCTTCTAATGATGCAGTTTCCGTTTCTTCTTTTTCTTCTTCTGCAACGTATTTAGATAGACCCGAATCCCAAATAGGTGTCATATTTTTTGCTACTATATCTAACCATTCTGGTGATTTTTTAGAATAAACATCTCTAAATGTTTCTTCGTTATTAAACCAAGCGTTGGCTTTTTCTGTGTCGGATGTTAATAAACTAACATCATCCGCCATTATAGAGCTAACAACAGAATGTCCTTTATCATTACGATTTGTTGTGATAACAATATCGCGACCTTCTCTAGCATCTGTAATGTCACCTTTCAGTTTGAATACAGGCATTAATTTATCTTGAACACCGTCACCAGTATATTTATGCTTGTATCTCCAGAATTTAACACCATGATCTTCATTATCTCTATCAATACCTTTAACTACATACCATTTACGTGGTGTGTATTCTTTCGCCATATCTTTGGCTTTCTTACTACCATCCATTTTTAAAGCTTCCTCAGCTTCACATAAAGGACAAAGTTCTCCATCATTTAATTTATTACAATAAATTTTTTCATATCTATGGTTCACTTCTCTTTCGTGAAGATAAAGCTCATCAAATGGAGAACTTCCTTCTTTTCCTGGAAGAATTCTAAATGACTTAGTTGTGTTATTTTCACCCTTTTTAAGTTTTTCTGTGAAATACTTTTTTAACCTATCCTCATTGGATACTTTTGGTTTTTTACCACCATCACTATTTTTTTCGTATTGTGATAAAATTGATTCTAATGTTGTTTTACTCATCTTATTTTTTTTTAATTAATTAATAAATTATTTTTTCTAACTAAACAATTATAATCGTTTTTATTTAAAAAGTCAACAAAAAAAAACCTATAATAGTATAAATTTATACATTATAGGTTAATTTGTCAAACGAGGGAAATAACTTAATAGGTTTCATCGTCTTCCGCATTGACATCATAATCAAATGAATGTCTTATAGCGGATGAGCTGTAATCGTCTACTTCTTTTTTAGTTATTACGTATTCCTCTTCATCATTTCCTTCTCCTGTGTCATAACCTTCTTTATCTTCCCAATAATCTGTTAATTTAACACTATAAGGGAATGAATCCATAGACCTCATTTCTAATTTTTCTACTGGGGTTGGGTTTCTTTTTTCAATTTCTTTTTCTAAACCATCGATTTTATCAATAACTTGATCCATACCACTTACTTGATCAGATAATTCACTAAAACTACCCATTAATTCTTCCATTTTGGATGTAAGTCCTTCGATTTCTGTTCTTGTTTCTTCTGCTTTATCAACTATATCTGTAACCTCTACCTCAACTGTTTCCTCATCAGCAGGTTCTTCAGTTGCAAATTCATCAGCGACCACCATACCTTCACCTTCAGCGGCAAATGGGTCAATATCTGGTTCTGTTTCTGATTCACCACCTGCTTCTGGTGTTGCAAATGGGTCAACTTCCGCACCTTCTTCTGGTACTGCTCCTTCTTCAGGTGTAGCAAATGGGTCACCTTCTTCATTACCTTCTTCAGGTGTATCAACACCCGGTATTGGATCTTGCTCATATAAATTGACTGAATTATCAAACAATAAGTTATCTTCTTCATCGTCATTTTCCACTTCAGGCATATAGAATGTATACTCCAAAAGTTGCATGTGTCGATTTAATTCTTCTTTTAATAGATTTTTTTTACTCATTTCAATTACATTAATAATTGTCTACCATCGGTAGTTTTATAAACTTTATTCACTCTCTCAACAATTTCTTTACCATCATTAATTAAACATTCTTCACCAACACACTCTTTTTCTTCTTTTTCTTCCTCTAAAAAGGCATCCAATTTAGAGTCCAAATCTTTTTTGTTTTTATTTATGTTTTTATCTTCCATAATAATTGGTTTATTTATAAATATCATGTTCTTAAGAAAAATTACGATTAATGTTCATTATTGATAATTCTCCTGCCTTTACGATTAAAATTTTTCCTTGATAATTATCCCATTCTACCTGATAATCTTTATAATTAATATTTCCAGCTGCACCTCCAGTTTCTTTTTCAATTAATTTATTTAGCGCATTTATCGTATAAAAACATTCACCCTTTTTATGAACTATTATTGTGGTGGGGAAGAAAGAACTTGTATTAACCCTTTTACCATCTCTAACATACACCCTAAAGGTTATAACCTTCTTTTCTGAATCTTCATCTATATCATATATGAAAACCCTTTCGTTTGGTACTTTAAATCTTTTATACAGATATTTTTTAAAACTATCTATTTTATCGTTTAAAACAAACGAAGCTAATGTAATTATTTTAGTAGTATTTTCCATATTTAACAACATAAGGAACTAGTTTATACTCATTATCTAGTTTTTTTATAAATTCCTTACATTTATTAAATATTTCATTATCGATTAAAACGCTATTTCTTAAATTAACTACTCTTGTTATAATACTATTGGTACTTATCCCTATAAACTCTGTAACTTCTAAATTTACACCAAAAACGATATTTTCACCTAAGATATATAACATATTTTTATCAGTAAAATATGAAATAGATTCGCTTAATGAATAGATTTTTTTTAATATTTTTTTAATCTTTTTAGGTTTATCATGTATTGGGTCAATATAAACATACGACAATTCACTCCCGAAATTATTATAACATTCCTGTTTAAATGTTATAATATCATCATCATAGTCCACCCTTCTTTCAGTAGTTGAAAATGTCCAATATAAATTATCACTGATTTGCTTATTTAAAATGGATACCTTATCCCCAAACATTTCTTTAGTTTTATTCCAACCAACAATAAGTGTAGGTAAAGAATTATCTACTGATTCAATTTCATCAAATAACTTAAAATTATCTTCATTAATTTTAGAAGATGATACAATATTCCCAATATTCATAT